TCAGCAAGGATGGGCTATGTCATGTAGGAGATGCTGATATCAATGGCAACGACACTATCAAACGTGTGTATCATCCAGAAGGCAAAGCACCTACTCTCACTACGATGGGTGGTGGACACAGAGAACCTAAAGTATTGTGTGGTGCATGGCGAGGCAGATACACAGTTGATGGTGTCAGACAAGACCACAAGCATAGTGTCAGGGGTATGACTACACAACGACTAGAAGTACGCACAGATGGCAAGACCAACAGCCTGACTACAGTACAGAAGGACAATGTAGCAGTAGATGTATCAGAGTTACAATGGCGTAAGCTAACACCACTTGAGTGCGAGAGATTGCAGACATTGCCAGACAACTACACTAACCATGTGTCCAACACGCAACGATACAAGATGCTAGGCAATGGCTTTACAGTTGACGTGATAGCACACATATTGAAAGGAATTAATTGATGGATAGAGAAAAACTTGATAAGCTGTTTGCTTGGTTAAAGGAGTGTCCATACCCATACAAATATCGTTTTGATATGGATGGCACTATTACAATTACATTTATTGGAGATATGAGAGATGATTGAGGATAATGCAAAACAACTTGAGTTACCAATAGACCATGAACCACATCTTAACCGCATAGCACATCAGTTAGCTAAACAGTTACAAGAAGATTATGGGTACAGAAGTTATGACCACGCATATGAACGTGCTTGGGATTTGTTAGAATACGATTTAGAACAGGAGAAGAAGAATGATTGAATGGATTAAAGCAATACTAACATTCTGGATGAACAAGGATGAGATGACAGACCCTTTGATGGATAACATACTTAGGTTTCTTATCATGTCTGTGTTTGCCATTGGATTTTACATGACATTAATAGCATTTGGAGATAAGTTCTTATGATAAAAATATATAATTTAATTATGGATGATGCCAAGAATCCACTATCCAACATACCTGATGTCAACACCAGACACATGGTGATGCAGGTATTAGCGTGGATGTGGTGCATCATATTCAGCATGTACTTAGGTTCTTTTCTAGCCTTTGGAATTAGTGCTATCTTACATGCGTTATTACTAGCAGGAATATTTATTACTGTTGGTACATTTGAGGCAGCCAAGCGCAGACCACAATATTTTGGTGGGCTAGGCAGAGGTAATGGGGGTGAACATGAATAAGTTGACACTACTTATCTCATATGATATAACAAAGAACATTTTATTAAATAGAAAAGGAGAATAGATATGCCATTAGATATGATACCAGAGAACTTAGACTTTGATGTAATCTTTGAACCAACAAAGGTAGATGACAAGAAGTATGTCATTGATGGGAACACAGGCAAGTACATTGCCGTAGTTGGTAAAGACTTTAACTGTGCATCACATGGAAACTTCTTCCGTGATGTAAGCAATGCCGTTACGAATCACTTGACAGATGATGAGTACGAAGGTGCGAAAGTCAGGTGGAGAGATGCACATCACAATGGGTGGGCTATGATGGACATGGTGTTGCCCAATGTGACGGCTAAAATACACACCGACAAGCACCAGACAGAGATAGCACAACGTATCATTGCTCTGCATGGTGTGGATGGCACGTGTTCTAACACAGTTCTGTTCGGTGCGATTGATTTCTTTTGCACTAATGGGCAGATACGTGGTGAGCATGACAAGGTAAGACGCAAGAATACAAGTGGCTTTAGCCTTGATAGGTTCATTACACAGTTAGAGCGTAGCAAGCAGGACTTCTACTCACAGTCTGCTACCTTACAGAGTTGGGCAAACAAATCTCTTGAGTATAATAATGTTAGAGATATGTTACACTCACTCTTAAAGTCTGAGAAGACAGGTGACAAGATGCTAGGACTGTATGCAGAGGAAGCAAGTGTAAGAGGACACAACGCATGGGCTTTATACTCTGCGTTCACTAACTATGCAAGCTATGCAGATGAGCGCAATGGCTTCAAGCTACGCAACACAGGTTACGATACGAAAGCGGTGTCGATGTTTGCTCGTGAGCAAGAGGTGTCCAAGTGGATTGACAGCAAGCAGTTCAAGGAGTTGTTGGTAGCATGAGCGAACATAAGTGGGAATACGTAAGGACAAACTCAAAAGGTGAGCCTGTCTTTCGCAAAGATACAAATGAAAGCCTAGAGTTTGTCTGTGATTATCTCGACAGCAATAACATAGAGTATGAAGTGGAGTTGTCTGCTAGTCTTATAGTTGTATATAGTAAAGCAGACAGACCATACATGTATTACTGGACTACAGGTAGATGGTCACCTAGAAAACGCAATTATAAAAAGCATTTTCACAGTAATGGTATTGCTGATTTTGTAGAAAAGTATCTAAATAAATATGCGGATGAACACATACGAGAGGACGCAGAAGACAATGAAGACAGTCAAACAATTAGTTGAAAGGTACTATTCTTCTAATGATTTCAGTCTCTTACGAGACAAGTCTAAGGCAGATTATAAGTACTTCTTGGGTGTGATGACAGACAAATTTGGTGACATCAAGTTTGATAAACTTACAAGCAAGGAAGCTAAACACGCATATGAAGAGTGGGTTGAGCGAGGTATCAGCTTCGCCAACCACATCTGTACTGTGTCATCTATTGTGTATCGCTATGCGATAGACATGGAGTATGCGACAGTCAATCCGTTTTCATCAGTCAGACGTAAGACACCGATACAACGTAAGGTTGTATGGTCGGAAGATGATGTACGTCAGTTTCTTGACACCGCTTACTCTAGGTTTGAGTGGCGAAGTCTTGGGCTAATTGTACATATGGCATACGAATGGTGTCAGCGTCTAGGTGACATGAGACTATTGACGTGGGATAACGTAGATTTACCTGACAAAAAGCTATATTTGGAGCAGTCAAAGCGTAGGGCAGAGGTAACTTTGCCTATCGAAGATGACCTACACTCTATGTTGATACAACAACAGGAAGACTTTGGTTTTCAACAGTACGTTGCTCCACGAATCAAGCCTGTACAGGGCGAGTATCAACCTTATAGCATAGACAGGCTAGGAAAAGCTGCACGTGTTGTTATGCGAGAGGCAGGGCTGTCTGATGAGTTACGACTAATGGACTTACGAAGGACAGGAACAACACAAATGGTAGAGGCAGGTGTCGGTATGGCACAAATCATGTCGGTTACAGGACACAGTAACCCACAGTCAGTCAAACCATACATGAAAAATACTTACGAGAGTGCAAATTATGCCTTGACCGCACGTAAATCCCGTGGTACAAGCAGTTAACTGCCACAAGAAAGGTGATATATACATGAATAATATATATAACATTATAAGTGACTTACATTTAAGTGCAGGAAGCACAAAGAGAATGGATTGTCCAGTATGTAAGGGGTACAAAACCTTTACTGTAACCAATAACATGGGCAGTCTTGTGTGGAATTGTTACAAGGCATCTTGTAATGCCTCTGGTGGTAAACGTGTACACCTATCAGCAGACGATATCCGTGAACAATTTTATGGTGCTAAAGAAACAACAGACAAACTAGAATTTACCTTACCTGAATATATTGTAAGAGTAAATGACAAGAGAGAAGTCTTAGAGTATCTACACAAGTGGAGCTTGATGTCTCTTCGTCACGAGGTTTTGTATGATGTAAAAGAAGAAAGAATTGTTTTTCCTGTTAGGTATGAGAACAAGATAGTAGATGCAACTGGTCGCTCTCTTGGAAGACGACTACCTAAGTGGAAAAAATATAGCAATAGTGGCTTGCCTTTTACCTATGGGTGTGGTAAAGTCGCAGTAGTTGTTGAGGACTGTGTGAGTGCTAGTGTTGTTGGTTCACTAGGTAATTTTGTCGGGGTCGCTTTGATGGGTACTTCTCTCCTTTCAACTCATCGGGTGTTTCTTACACAGTTCTCAACGGCAGTCATCGCACTAGACCCTGATGCATTGCCAAAGACTTTAAGTATAGCAAAGGAGTTGCGTGGGCATGTAAATGAAGTCCGTGTCTTGCGCTTGACAGATGATATAAAATATCGTAACCCTGAAGACATCAACAACCTGACCAACATAGGAGTATAAGAATGGAGTTATCTTTAGTACGCAGTCTTATGGACAAAGGTTTCTACGATGACCATCGTGGTTCTAAATGTCCTGACCGCTTGTTCAGCCAAGACGTGCGTAAAATTAAACAAGCAATTGATGTAGCTATGGATAGATACAACAGGACTTTGTTACCAGATGAGGTACAAGCTATGTTTCTATCTAATAATCCTACACTCACTACTGCACAGAAGCAGGGTTACAACTCTCTGTTTCTGCAGATAAAGAAAGAGACACCGCTAGGTTCAGATGTATCACAAGAGATACTGTCTAAGCTATTTCAACAAGTCGTTGGTGACATCGTTGCAAATCTAGGATTTGATATGATTAACGGTGATGGAGACACGTTGCAAAGGCTACGTGATGTATTAGAAAAGTATGGTGATGACTTTATACCTAACATGAATATTGAGTGGGATGACATCAGCATTGAAACACTCATGGCTAAAGCAGACTTAGAAGCTAAGTGGACTTTTAACATATCTCCTTTAGTACGTAAGCTAGAGGGAGTAAGTGGCGGTCATCTTATTGAAGTTGGTGCTAGACCAAACACAGGTAAGACTTCTTTTCATGCTAGTTTGATAGCATCACCTAATGGCTTTGCCCATCAGGGAGCAAACTGTATTATCTTATGTAACGAAGAAGAGACACACCGTGTAGGTGCTAGGTACTTAACTGCCGCATCAGGAATGTCTCCTCGTGAGATTAAAAATAATATGGCTAAAGCTCGTTCTCTTTATGAACCAGTTGAAAAGAACATCAGGATTAAAGAAGCAAGTGGACGTGACATGGCATGGGTAGAGTCAGTATGTAAAGCATACAAGCCTGACATACTAGTGCTTGACATGGGCGATAAGTTTGGTACATCTGGGTCATTTGCTAGACCAGATGAAGCACTAAAGGCTTGTGCTATCTACGCTAGACAGATTGCTAAGACATATAATTGTGCTGTGTTCTATATGTCACAGTTAAATGCCGAAGCAGAAGGTAGACAGAGACTTAATCAATCCATGATGGAAGGTTCACGTACAGGTAAAGCAGCCGAAGCTGATTTAATGATATTGATTGGTAAGACTAATACAGAGATTGAGGGTGAGCAACAGGATAGTCCACTAAGACATCTTAATATTGTTAAGAATAAGTTAAACGGTTGGCATGGAATTGTAAATGTTAATTTAGATTATTTGACAGCGAGGTATGAAGGATGAAACTAACACTTGATGTAGAAAACGTAGGGCAAAAGAGAGATGGTAAGTTATACCTAGACCCCTTTGAACCAGACAACTCACTAACCATGGTGGGTATGTTAACAGATACAGGTTTAGAAAGATGTATTACTTTTGACCATGCAGAAGTAGAAGCAGATGACTTTGGTCATACTGTAGTACAAGAGTGGTTAGATAAAGCCACAGTTCTTATTATGCACAATGCCTCGCATGACTTACTATGGCTATGGGAATCAGGATTTAAATACACAGGTCCTGTATTTGATACCATGTTAGTTGAGTATGTACTACAACGTGGTTTAAAAAATGCTTCTCTCTCACTTGAGAAGTGTACAGAAAGATATGAGTGTGCTACAAAAAAGCAAGATAGTTTAAAAGAACACCTTGCTAAAGGTGGTACAACATACAACATGAACCATGCTACATTGTCTGAGTATCTATCTGCTGACTTACATGCCACACAACAATTAGCAGACAAGTTATATACTAGGCTACATACAAAAGAAGATGCAGGTCTATTGAGGACAGTAGATTTAACAAATGAGATATGTGTTTGTCTCTCTCGTATATATCAACGAGGTTTCAAAGTTGACAAGACAGCTTTAGACGATGTTAGAAAAGAATACGAACAAGAGAGAGATGAGCTAGTTTCTAGTCTACAAGAACACATAGAGAGATTAATGGGTGATACACCTATAAACTTAAATAGCCCAGAGCAGTTGTCTTCTGTTATCTTTAGCCGTAAAGTTATAGATAAACAGTATTGGGCTAACGCTATTAACCCTTATATGAATGATGATGACTTTAGAAGTGCCATTGATTATGGTACAGAAAGATTATACAAAACAAAAGCAGAGCAATGCAAGGATTGCAAAGGCTTTGGAAAGGTAAGAAAGGTAAAGAAAGATGGAACACCTTATGCTAGAGACAACGGTTGTAAAACATGTAATAGCCTTGGTTTTAATCTTATTAATCTACAAGATGTGGCAGGGTTAAAGTTTAAACCACCTAATCCTAAGTGGGCAAGTGCCAATGGCTTCTCTACATCTAAGGACAACCTGACCTTTTTAGAATCAGTAGCCAAGTCAAGAGGGTTGACAGTTGCAGTAGACTTCTTATCTAAAGTAAGACGGTTGAGTGCTGTAGACACCTATATATCTTCCTTCATAGAGGGTATAGCTAATCATATAAAACCAGATGGTATGTTGCATGTGCGTTTAGTACAACAGAATACCGCTACTGGTAGATTAAGTGGGGCAGAACCTAACATGCAGAACATGCCACGTGGGGGTACGTTTCCTGTAAAGAGGGTGTTCGTGTCTCGTTTCGATGGTGGTAAGATACTTGAAGCTGACATGGCACAGCTAGAGTTTCGTACTGCTGCATTTTTATCACAAGATGGAGTTGCAATTGAAGAAGTTAAGACAGGCTTTGATGTTCATAGTTACACTGCCAAAGTTATTAGTGATGCAGGTGAGCCTACGAGTAGGCAGGATGCTAAAGCTCATACGTTTGCTCCGCTATATGGAGCAACAGGATTTGGAAGAACTAGAGCGCAAGCTAAATACTATGAACACTTCACAGAAAAGTACCAAGGCATCAAGCTATGGCACACCAGATTGGCTAAAGAAGCTGTGAATACTCAAAAGATTAAGACACCATCAGGCAGAGAGTTTTCTTTTCCTGATGTTACAAGACGTGGTAATGGGACAGTCACACATTTTACACAGATAAAGAATTATCCTGTACAATCCTTTGCTACCGCTGATATAGTTCCTGTATGTTTATTACATATAGATAAATTACTTGACGGCATGCAATCATGTGTGGTAAATTCAGTACACGATAGTATAGTTATTGATGTTCATCCGCAAGAAGAAAGTC